CTTCATATAAACAGGTTTCTGGAGGTCTATCTCTTCAACCCAGTCAGCTTGGAAAGACTTTCTGAATTTAAAATCCCACAGCCATACCTGCCCACTTGGTTTGTGACGAGCAACCCAGTCGATGTAACCGATGTATGAATCGCCATCATCAAGAGGTACTTCAACAGGGAACTCAATCAACGGTACTCCGTCTAGTTCAACTGTCTCCCAGTCTGACAATGGTAATGATGATTCAAACATCCTAACAGATGCAGTTACATCTTCGATGAGTTGTTGCACTTCATCTATCTCGCCAGTGTCGAACTCCCCCTCACCTATGACAATCTCGTGATGGATGTCTTCACCACTTAAGATATTTTCAATCATCTTATGGCCAAGCTTACCGTAAGACATTGCTGGTGTGGGAGGAGACATGAGCCCCTCTACATATTTCAAGTGCCACTGGTAGTTACACTTACCCCATGTACTGATTTGAGAAAAACTAAATTTTGTCATGTGTGTTTCCTAATATGAAAATTTGTGTTTGATAGCGAAGCGTTTGAACTTACCTTTCTTTTCCACTTCATGAATGTGTCCGTTATCAAGTAGCTTCTTAATCTTACGACTAGCCGTAGACCTGTCTGCTCTTAAGAAAGTTTCTACTTCAGGAATAGTCTTTGGACCTTCCTCGAAGAACTTAATTAAAAGATCGTCGCCATCTGACTTATCAGAGTCTCTTAGTTCAACTTGATAGCTAGGAGCCTTTGTATCAATACT